CATAAATTGCTGCAACAATCTTTGCACCATTTGTAGCGTCTGCTGTTACTGTACCGATTGTAATGTTTGAAGTATAGATTTCATCATTAAATGCAGTACCGAAAGCTGCTGCTGCTTTAGTTGCGTTATCAATTGCCGCTGATTTAGCAAGAATACGAGCAACGTTCTTATCCGCTGTGTTAGCAAGAGCATAACCTGCTTCTTTAGCGTAGATTGAACGAACATCGTAGTGGTTCATTGCTTCATCAATGTTTGCGATGAACTGGCTAGAGATTAGCAAGTCATCTACAGTTACAACACGCTCACCATGCTTAACAGCATCTGCTTCAATTAATGAACCAGGAGTGTGGTATTTTGCAACCGCAGCACCAGTTAATGGGAATTGTGCAGATTTACCGTTCTGAATAGTACGAGTACGGTGTAGAGGCATAAATACGTTACGCTCTTCAAAAGCTGTAAGTACTTCGCCTGCGTATAGTTTCAAAAACAGGGAACGAGCGTCACCTGTTGCGTTTTGTTGCCCTAAACGGGAAACTGTTTGGTCTGTTGGAAAAGCCATAATTAATTACCTTTTAGTAAAGTTAAGTTGAGTTAAATTCTACTCAGCATATCCTCACATCCTTTTCTCTAAGATTGTCCTCCGCAGAGGGTCAAAGGTAATCATTCAGTTTGTTATTGCTTCGTAATTTTCTAAGTTAAGGGAGCCGAAGCTCCCCTAAAAGTAGACACTTAGAACACTTTGGAACGAGATAGCTTGTCAGCTACCGATTTCCGATATGCGGGGTCGTTGTTGTATCTGGGGTCACGCATGGCAGCAGTTAGTTCTGCTACGCTTTGGAACGCCCCGCTTGAAGATGAGGCATTATCACCTTGTACAAGTTGTGGTTCATTGCCCACTTCAGAACGATACCTTGCGACCAATCCACTAACAGCAAATTGTGCTAGAGATAAATCACCAGACTCCACATTAGCGTTATACGCATCAATCTCTGACTCAGAAAGGTTTTCAGAAGCCCACTGGACTAAACCAGAATATTGCTCCTCTCCACCTGCCATATCATAGATTTGATTTGTAGTTTTTGATGCAAGTGCTTCTTGACCTGCAATCCAACTGTCTACGAGTTCTCGGTTAAAACCTTTCTCTTCTAATGCGTTATAAGCATCAGGGGAAAGTTCACCAGTTTCAGCATATTCATCTTGGAATACGTTAAAATCCAAACCTACATTATCTAAAACCTGAGCTACTTGTGATGCCTCAGCATCGTCCGTATTGTCATATTCTTTAGGTTCTTCGGTTTGTTCTTCTTGTTGCTGTTGACCTAGTTTCTGCTCAAGCTCTGCATAAGCATTAGCCATGTCTTCAGCGTTTTTAAATTTTTCAGGCAACCATTCTGGTCGCTCAGGGCTTGCGGATTGTTCTAGTTGCTCACCCTTTTCAAGCATAGCTTGTTCGTGCGCCTCATCAGGTGCCTGTTCTTCAAATGTGTTCAAAGTTTCTGCCATATTTTATTATCCCTGTTGGGATTCCTGTTGTTGCATCGCCATCTGTTTCATCATTTCAGGCGTTGCTTTTGTTGCCATATCTTGAGCAGTTTGCATCATTTGGGCTGCTTGCTGTTCTTGAGTTGCAGCTTCAGCTTCTTGAGCCTTTTGCTCATCCGATTTGATAAGACCATTGGTGTCAATTCCCAGACTTGCACCGAGACGGTCTATATAATCACCTACGTTCATTTCGGACTGAATTAACTCAGCACCTAGTGGCTGTAGGTATTGTAAGAAAGTTGCTAACTTGTTTAAGTCCTGACCACGACCAAGAGCTTCAAGACCAGTAACCACAGTAGGCTTAACTGTATCTTTAGGCATCTTAGGCATCTTGCCAGTACTCTCTAATCTAGAAAGCAATATCTTAATCAATGGTTGTTGGAACTCCTGACTTAGAATTGAATATACACCGCCAAGGGCTGTTTCTAATTCTTGAGCCATGAAGCGAACTTCTTCTGCTGTTACACGCTCTGCTTGTCGCTGAACGGATGAATTTAGTAAGAAAGCAAAAGATAAACGTTCTTGAATGTTTTGCGCTGTAGCTAATGCTACTTGGAAGTCACCTGACTTTTGTACTTGCAACGTAGTCACATCAGCAGCATCACCATTAACAATAGCTCCGTTAGGAGACTCTGCTAATGCACGAGCTTTAGTTGTGCCGTTTGGTCGTACTAAGAAGAGTACTTTTGCAGCAGCCGCAGAACCTTCTACGATTGCTTGAGTAAGACCCTCCAGTGACTTTAAATCACCAATATAATCTTCTACATATCCTCTACCGTAATCCTCACCATCAATGCGGGAGAAACGTAAAGGAATAAATGGGTTTTTATCTTTTGGAAAAGTACCATTACTACCTGGTACATCCATACCAGATACTTCTTGGTGTACATCCCATTTGTTATCAATAAGTTTTATACAAGTATATAGGTCGAGATTCTTGTTTACAGGTTCGTCTGACCCCTCCGATTTCAATAACATCTGAGCTTCTTCAGGAAGCATTTTCGGTGAGATAGACTCTTTAGTAATAATCTCTAATAGATTGCCCATAGCGTCACGTTTGACTACGTAACGGTCTAGGCGAAATACCTTCATACCTCCTTTTTTCGGGAGGTAAACAAGCGAGTTACCTGATACAATAAGTTGCTTTAAAGCTTCAAATACAGGTACGCGGATGGCTGTTGCTTCAATCTCTTGAAGGGCAGCTCTTTCGATGCGACCTAAAGCCTCTTCTACCTTACCACGAGCATCTCCTGCTCCAATCTCAGCAAGGTCGAAATCGTCAATCATAAGACGAAAGAAAGGACTGTTAGGTGGGAGTAATGTTAGTAACAACTTACTCGCTAAATTATTTACACCTCTAGCCCCTACGCCTTGGAATGGGGTCTTATAAATAGTTGACCCCGTATGTCCATCTGGTGGCATAAGGTGAGGGATAGTTAGTTCGGCTGCATCTCTCGCTCTTTGAAGGAATGTGTCACGGTCAGCTTCTAACTGAGCGTACCTTGAGGCTGCGTAGCCTTGCCCTTCAAGCATTGCCATAATTTACTACCTTTATTTTGGAACGTTAACTGAACCACTCTTAGAACCTCCAGTACCTACGCCTGAAGCACCAGAAATACCTACACCTTGGTTAGTTCCAAGACGAAGCTTACGCTTTCCTCCGCGTCTACGCTTGAGGTTTACCGCTGCTTGGTTTTCGGTGGATGTTTGTTCAATTTGTGTTTGTGGGGTCTTCGCTGTTGAAGAACCTGTTGGAGCTGCTGTAGAAGGTGGAGCAGGTTGTGTTACAGGCGCAGGTTTAGGCGGATTTACCGCTTTAACGATTGCTTTAGGAGCCTTTGCTACTTCTTTAACTACTTTGCTAACTGTTTTTACTACTTTTTTAGGTATTGATACTACCTTTTTTACTATTTTTTTTGGACTACCGCACATATTAACTACCCTTAATTTGTAAACCAGTACCCGATGTCTTTCCTGCTACTTGAGCTGTACTGGTCGGGTTATATCGTAGAGATTTCTTACCATACGATTTCTTCTTTTTCTGGTCAGAAGGCTTCTTACCATCTTCGTAAGCTGCCAATAAATCAGGAGGAGGTGCCGCAGGAGCTGCCGTTGCCGCAGGTTGTGCTACTTTAACCTCTGGCATCTTCGGCTTCAGACTGATACACATAATTAATCCTCATAAATATCATTAAAAAGTTCTTCCAATTTCTGGATGACGCTTCTCTGCCCCTGCAAGTACCGTATTTGCTCGATGTTCACATTCGAGTCCGCAGGCAGGGTGTCAGGGAACAATTCGTTAAGTTTGTCTAACAAACCTTGAGTAATGCTTAAATTTTTGCTTAATACTTTCATAATTGTCCTATAGGGTGATGGTTATTGCCAACCCCACTCTCCTTCCATACCTGCTGCGTTGTAGTCTGTTACTGTTCCCTCAAAGAAATTCTTGAATGAATCTCCATTGAGTACCCAGTCTAACCAAGGGAGAGGGTTTTCTTTTACCTTCCAGTTACCTTTTAGACCCAACTGAATAAGCCTGCGGTCTGCAATGTAGCGGATGTATTTCTTTACCTCGTCAGCGGTTAAGCCTTCGATTTCTCCCATGTTAAACGCTAGTTCGATGACTTTATCTTCGAGCTTCACTGCCTCACGGAACATTTCATAGATAGACTTTTTAAAGTCATCATTAACAATCCTTGAGTGTTCTTCACAGAACTCACGGAATAGCTTAACCATCCCGTCACAGTGCATAGATTCATCACGAACTGACCACTCTACAATCTCACACATTCCTCTCATCTTGCCGAAACGTTGATAGTTGAGGAGCATGACGAATGCAGAGAAGAGGGACATGCCCTCGTTAAGAACAGACCTAGCAATAGCTAGGGCTAGTCCTTGATGACTGTGGACATCTATGTCTCCCATGAAGTCAATCTTATCCTGCATTTCCTGTACTTCAGTGAATGCGGAATACTCGTCTTCTGAGAAACCTAGAGTGTCGTTCAGTAGTGCGTAGGCGCGTTGGTGAATGAACTCACGATTGGCAAAGCTAGTAAGCATTGCACGTATCTCGTTGTTCTTGAACTTCTGTAAGTAGTACTCAATGTAGTTCGTACCAACCGCTACGTCTGACTGGGTAAACAGGCGCAGTATCTGAGTGATATGGTTCTTTTCCTCTTTGGAGAGTTTACCACTCTGCCATTGGGTCATATCATCATTTAACTTAGCTTCCCATTCACCCCAGTGAATTTTTTCGTGGCTGACTGCAAAGTCTACAGCCCACGGATATTTAAATGGTTTGAAGACAACATTACTTTCCAACAAGCTCATGTGATGCCTCCACAATTGATTTTGCATTTTCTATCGCTGAAGCTTGGGGGTGTCCCTTGGTCATCAAGATGACAGCTACAAGAGCTACTACATCTCCATTGACTGTAGTCTTCGGTGTTGTTTTAGTTTGTTTCTTTTCTGGCATGTTCTCTCCTTATCCGTGACACGACATACATTCTTCAGCATCTGCTAAAGCTACTCGTTCTACTTTCAATCCTACCTTATCTGCATCTACTCCCGAATTAGTTCGTAGATAATACACTCCCTTGAGTTTCTTCTTCCATGCACGAAGATGCACAGAATTTACGTAACTCTTAGGACTGCCAGATGGGAAGAATAGGTTAACACTTTGACCTTGGCATATCATAGGTTGCCTGTCGGCGGCGTGGTCTACGACCCAACCTTGGTCAATCTCAAATGCTGTCTTAAATGTAAGTTTTTCATCTTCATCTAGAAAGTCTAAATGCTGTACTGAACCATCATTCATTACAATATCTTTCCAGATTTCGTCTGTGTTCATACCTTTCTTTTCTAGTAGTGCTTCTAGGTATTTGTTCTTTACCAAGTGTGCGCCTGCACGTGTTCTGTGTGTAAAGGCGTTAGACTTCAAAGGCTCTATACTAGGCGAACAACCACATATAATGCTACTATTAGCATTGGGAGCAATAGCAAGAAGATGGCTGTTTCGTTTTCCTGAACCAACCATATCAGGTGCTTCTCCAAATTCTCTAGCGAGTTCTTTAGTTGCATCCATAGATTCATCTTTAATCCTCGTAAAAATCTTAATGTTTTCAAATTTTGCACTGAGACTTTCCCAAGGAAGGTTTTTACTTTGAAGGTATCCATGAAATCCCATTGCACCTAAACCAATGGCACGTTCCCTCTCAGCAGAGAACTTAGCCTTCTGCAATTCATCGGGGGCGTGGGTAATAAAGAACGACAATACGTTATCAAGTAAACGCACTAAGTCTTTAACCATTGGAGTACTTTCCCACTCATCAAACTTTTCTAAGTTGACTGAAGAGAGACAGCACACAGCAGTACGCTCCTCATTGGTAGGAAGGTGAATTTCATTACATAAGTTAGAACCATAAATCTCTAGACCTAACTTACGTTGTTCTTCTGGTAATGCTAAACGAGCAGCATCAATAAAGTTTAGGTATGGGCTGCCAGTTCTGAAACGTACTTCTAATAATCTTTGCCATAGTTCTCTAGCGTCTAGAGTATTGGCTACTTCTTTTGAATGGGGGTCGATTAAATCCCAACTCTCACCTTTCTCAACTGCCCTCATAAAATTGTCTGTTATATTGACAGCATTGAATAGGTTAAAACATTTACGGTTTGCATCTCCACCTGTTGGTAATTTGAAAGACACAAACTCCATTATGTCAGGGTGACTAATGTCTAAGTAAGACGCATAGCTACCCTTTCTTGTCTTGCCTTGTTTGTAGGCGGTCATCTGACCATCTACCACTTTTAGGAATGGTATCACTCCTGGGGACTTCTCGGTCACTCCTCGAACGTCTGACCAATGTCCACCAACACCTCCGCCTTTCACGGAAAGCCATGCTACCTCCGAATTATGAGCGATAAGACTTTCAAGCGTATCTCCGACATAAGTAAGGAAACACGAGATAGGAAGACCTTTAGGTTCTTCACCAGGAAGTGGAGCGTTTGAAAGTACAGGGCTTGCAAACATAAACCAACTACGACTAGCGTAATTATAAATCCTTTGAGCAAACGCTTTATCCCCGTAACTATAAGCCACGGCAGCCCGTGCAAAGGATTGCTGTGGAGTTTCTCCATCTCGACAATAATAGTCTTTAAGTAGAGCATAGGCTTGCTCTGAAAGATGTTTG